TCAGTCGCCCCAGTATCGACAAGAGCTAACCATACCTCTATCACCCTATTTTCTCTATTAAATGCCGAAGCTTGGTCAAATCTCTGCTGGGCATAATATTGGGGATTGGCAATCTTCACGCTGAATCCACTTACTTGGGCAACGTTACCTCCCTCCTCGACATCCACGCCCTCTGAGATAGAAGAAAATCCATCTTTAAGCAAACACCCGCCAGCGAATGCCTTGTCATCTTCGCCTCCCCATGTGGTAACGGTTATTGCCCTCGTCCCCCAACAAAGCTCATCCCAGCCATCGTCTCCCTCTGGAATTATGCGAACCAAAAGTATTCGTTCTGAATTGCCAGCTTTCCTTGTCGATATGGCTGAAGGTAAAGTCTTGCTCAAGAATAGTCCTCCTCTAAGATTATAGTAACCTCATGCCTCAAATCGGTCTGTGCCATTCCAATCCCAGCTACGTGGTATGTTCGCCCAATCACCCTATCCGTAAAATCAATTATTCTAACCTTGAATGAATTCCCATCAGAGTCGGTAAATTTAATCTGATTTTTTGCTCCCTCAGATGCGGTGCGATAAAAAGCCAAAAGGTAAAAATAATCCGCATAATAATTGGCACCACAGGTATCGTCTGCGATACACTTGATTGTCCAAATCCGCTTGTATGATCCGGCCCATGCTTGACTGTAAACTTTCAATTTTCCGTCTTCAGTTCTGCTAATCGTCTGGTTTAACTGATGGTCTATTGAATAGGGAACAATAGCTGCATTTATCAAAATCGCAGTGCCTACTGGATCAACATAAGGATAAGAAAGCGTTGGAGCGCTCATTTCATAGCCTCAATTTTCTCTTTGCCAGTGCATCTTTAATTGCCTTGACTACCCTGTCCGTGATAAAGGTCTCAGTCAAAAATGCTTCGGTTTTGCTCATGCCAGCGAAAGTAAATCCCCCCATATCGACCTTAATCACAGTCTGCCCCGGCATCTGTCCCGTTCGATTCATATAAGCCAACGCAGGCACGCCGATAGCTTCTACGACTGGTTTTCGGACGATATACTCACCTACAGTCAAGGCTGCTAAAATCTTGTCCTTACCCTTTGCAAGACCGGTCACCAGTCCGCCCTCGGCAAACTTAGCGAATTTGTTTATGGTCTTCATCATTAGAGCCACAAGTCCCGCCGCAATTGCCACACCCACAAATGGAATCCAAGCATGTGCAGAGTATATGCTTGCTACAGCCTTGTAGATAAACTTTGCCGCTGCCTTTACTGCCTCCCATCCCTCTTTGGCTAAGGCGGCAATGACCTTAACCGAGCCAGATAATATCTCTATGACCGCCGACTTTCTGCCTTCAGTGATTACCTTGTTCGCAATAAGCCAATTTATTATTGATTTTTTCAACTCCCTGGCTTCAGATGCCACCAATTCCTGTGCCATTGAATCCATAATGGCTTTCAATCTTTCAGACCCGGTTATATGACTATCCAAAATCGTCTGCCAGAAAGTATCGTAACCTGCTATGACAAAACCCCAAGTCTCTTCAAAATCCCTTCGCTTTTTTTCTTCGGTTGCTTCTGCATCTTGAGCCATCCCATCTTGCACCGCCTTTATCTTAGCCATTATTGCCATCCACTCATCGGAATATTTTTCTGCTGCCACCAATTTTCCCGCCAGATATACTTTGTATGCCTCAAGATTCATTTCCCCCTGATCATATTCCCACTGATATTCATTGTCCAAAATTTGCTTCTTTTTCTCCGTTTCTGTTTTTATCTCTTCTATCCTTTTCTCCATCCAACCTTTTAATTTTTCGTTGAACGAAAGATTATGTTCCGTCTCCGTATCAGAAATAATAGTTTGTAGTTTTAATCTTTGGTCGGCCGTCAAGTTTTCTGAAGCCAAGATATTTTTAAGTCCTTGAATATGCTCCTCATAACTTTTTATCTCATACTTTTTCTCTAAATCTAAACACTTGACCATCCCCTCTAATTTTGCATCCGCTAATTTTCCTTGAGTATCCTTTTCGGTGTCCACTTGAACCTTGCCCGATGCCTTTTGTGCCTCTGGGATTTGTGACCTATAATAATTTAACATCTGTTCTATTTTCCAGAGGTCTAAAGTCGCAACGGGAGTCTGGGTTAATTTGCTTAACTGTTCATAAAGTTCCCCTGCATCCTCCTCAATCTTTTTCATTTCACCAGTAGGCAACTTAAACATCGTTTCACCGACCGATAAGGCTTTCAACTTTTCTAAGACAGTAATGGTTTCCCTAAATGCCTCATTCCCCGTTGCAACGGATTCAGGGATGTCTAATAGCTTATCCATCAATCTATCAACATACCCAAAAATAGCATCAAGAGCACCTGTGGCTGCCGCTGCCGCTACGGCTATCGTAGCAACAAGTCCAACTAAGGTCTTAGTCTGTAGGGCTTTCATTGCGGTTACGATCCCATAAATCCACTTAGCAATCTCCAATGCAATCAGAGCCTTTATTGTCGTCTCTATTTGTGGGAGATGGGCAAGTAACATCAAAAGAAAATTCTTAACCTTCTCATATACCCCCAAGGTTATTTCCCCTAAACGCTTGAACGCATTTCTGATCCCATAAGGGTCATCATCAGAATATCCAAGTGGCTTCAAAAAATTGGTCAAGTCCCTTGTCAATGCCCTTAATACTGGCATAAAGTATTGACCTATCTTAGCCGAAGCCTCCTCGAAGTATCGGGGCAAAGACCTCAACTGCTTTCCCGCTGTAGTCATAGCCGCCTCGTAAGTCCCGGTAACCCTTGCTGCATTTTCCATTATCACGTTGAACAAAGCGGTTCTTTTTTCATGTTCGGTCAAGGCTTCCGCACTTTTGCCTAAACTCTTTGCATATTTCCCGAATACTTCCGAAAGGTCGGTCACAATGCCAAACTGCCTTAAAATTCTTGGTTCTTGGGCAGCAATGGCAAAGGTCAACTGCTCCGCCGCTTGAGAGGAATCCATCATCCCTATAACCGCAAAGTCCTGAGCTGCACGGGCTATCTTGGCAGCGTCCGCCACGTCCAACTCGGACTGCATAAACCTAATCAAAAGTTCTCTACTGGCTTGAGTAGTGATCCCCAACCCTTTTATTCTTTCCTCTTCCTGCTTCAAATATCCCAAAGAATATCCCGCACTTTCCCCTACAGTTTTCAAAACAATGTCCATTTCCTCTAACCTTGCGGTCGTCAGGGTCGCCCCCTTAATGAAGTCCACCAGTTTGTATGCCCCGAAACCCACACCAATAGCCGTAGCCATCTTGGTCATCAGCCCGGTTATCTTGCTGGTCATCGAGCCAACAATGTTCTCAGCCCCTCTGGCATCACTTGCCAAGGGTCCAGTGTCCAGTCCAATGATATATTTCAGATAATCAACTACCGCACCTTGAGCCATTTATTTCATCCCTCTCAAATCCTCAATGCCAAATTCTGCCAACTTTGAAACATCCACTGGATTTACTTCATCCCCCACCGAGTTTATCAGGCACAACAAACTTTTAAAGCTCACTCCCCACATCAGATAATCCAGCGACCAATGTGTAATTTGAATCACGTTCATTATCACCTTTGCCCAGGAGAAATTCTTTATATCCCCCTGAGCGGAGCCACGTTTTTTATAATCCCACCCAAATCAATCGAATTGCGAATGAAATCCGAGACCACCCTTAATTGCTCAGTGGTGAAATTCCACCGCAAAAACTCAATCATCTCCTTGTCATTCTTTAGCTCGTCAAAACTTGTCTTCCCGTTCTGGCAAGTGATAATCTGCACCCCAAGAATCAACTCATCAATCAGACTTGCCCAATTGGTAGAAAGTATCTCCTGGATTTGTGCAGGATCGGCACTACCCACTTTTCCGAAAGCCTCCACCTTGTTGAAAACCATAAGCATCACATCGCCTAAAAGCTTTATCTTACCGAAGGAAAGCGGACGCAAGGCAAATTCCCTGTCTCCGATCTTTATACTCTGCGGAATCTCCGCTAAGATTTTTAATTCATCTACCTTTTCATCATTTGCCATTGAAACCTCCTTTTAAAACAATTAAAATATGCTTAGCCTCATCGTAATATTTACTTTCGACGATTTCAAAATCGTTCAAAATCTTTTGCCAATCAGCTAAACACATAAGTTTCTCGTCCCCAAAATCCTGTCCACCGTAATTTATCGAAGGCACACTGAAAACTAAATATCGGCAAAGGGGGATTTGTTGGTTTAACATTTCAACAATCTTTTCGTCTGAAAAATGTTCCAATAATCCCTGATGATAAATCAACTGAAAACTAATGGCACTTTCCAAAAAATAATTCCACAACTGCGAATTATTCAAATTCAGAAAGACAACACTACCCTGTCGCTTTTCATTTTCCTTCTCCGCTGGTTCTATCAATTCAAAAATCTCATCAACGGCATAAACCTTGTAACCTAATTTTGACAAAGCAATAGCAGTGAATCCTGTTCCAAACCCAACCTCTAAGAGTTTGTCTGGGGGAGTTGCATAACCGTTGACTGCTTTAATCAATTCGCCAATCATAACCGAGCTGACCAAAGCATCATATCCGGGATTGCCCTTTAAAAATTCCACCCAATTCTTAGACATTCTTTATCACCTCCAAAAGCTTATCCGTTGCCCTATCCCAAGTCCACTCATCACGAACCCACCTTGAGGCATTCCAACCCATTTCTTTTATCTCTTCTCTGTGATTATAACAATAAACAAGTTTCGCTTTCATATCCTCATAGTCCGGGCGCTCATCCAATCCATATTCCCCACCAAAGAAAGCCTCCATCAGCCGGCACTGGATCGGAATGTTATAATCTGCGTTAATGTACTCCTTGCACCCGCTGTTGTCCGAAACTATCGCCGGCAACCCCGTAGCCATGTGCTCAAGGGGGATCAAGCCAAAGCCCTCCCCACTGGTGGGATTCAAGGAAAGGTCAGCCTCTTTTAGCAAAAACAACATATCGGTCTGGGGCAAGACCTCGCAGATTGACCAGATTTTCTCTGAATAGAAGGCAAACTCCGAACGGGCTTTAAGGGCGAATGGGACGATTTTCTCTATCAGCCTAACCTTGGGCAAGTCCAGTTCCTCTAAAGCCCGTCTAACCAAACTATTACCCTTCCTATCGCCAAAATAAAGCCCCTGCCAGACAATGGTGAAAGTATCCCTATCCGGTCGCTTGATAAATGGAAAATCGTTGGGGTTAATTCCCAGAGGAACTTTATGGATTGACAAAGTGACCCCAGCATTTACGAATTTCTCTTTGCACCAATCCGAAGGAACGATCACCGCATCGAACCACTGGTTAATATCCTGTGCCCAATTGGGTGGCAACTTTTCTGCCTCGAACATCGAAAAGAGGAAAAACCTGTCCGATTTCCGCTTTAGATAGTCAAAAATCCCCCTTCTGGTTTTAAAGTTTCTTAATATTCGGGCAGGTTGCCCAATAAAAATCTGCACGTCCGCCCTATCACAAGCATAGAAATCGACCAGATCAATTCCTCTCTGAAACAGGGCTATGGTGAAGTTCTTTAGCATTGCACCATAGCCCGTCTTATCAACGTTGGCTACGCTATAAAGACAGAGTTTCATCCTTACGCTACCACCACATCCACCAAATATCCATACCGGTTGGAATTGTCCGGGTCAGCCATTACCTCTGCCTCGACTGGCACAACAACCTGCCCATCTTTCACGTATTTGTGCTCGGCAGAACCGGTGATATAGCAGAGTTTAAAGTAATAGATGAAAGTCCCTCCGCCTGTTGGGGCATCCACACGAAACTCGATTGGAATCTGCCCCTGTTCAGCATCGGTGAAATACAGGGTAGAACCACTTAGATTAGCAGTTGGCATAGCCATGGCTTTTTGAAGATTGGCTAATGAAATTTCCGCCACCGAAAAGGCAACCGTCATTTTTCGTCCAGTAAGTTTTTTTCGTAGGTTTCCCATCACCTGGTCGCAAGTGATATCCAGCCAGTCATCTGCCCTGCTAACCGATACGCCTCCCATGGTCCCACCAATATCAACACTGTTCACTTTCACCATCGTAGCCTCACCTGAGAAAAGCAAATTTCTGTTAATTGACATTTAAAATATCCTCCTATGTTATCTTTTTCCCTTGCAGTCTGTAACTTAATGTTTGAAAGCATCCACTCTCTCCCTCGTCCGCTGCTGGAGAGCAAGATTCGAAATAAAACTGGTCAAATTGTGTCCCAATCACAGAAAGAGTTCTATACTTTTCGTCGATAAGAGTATCAACCCGTTCCGCAATTGCGGATAGGACTTCCAGATCGTATTCGCCACTTGATTCCTTCGCAGTATGGATGATAACCACAAAAGTTATCTGCTCGTATTTTGTTGCAATCTCCACATCGTGAGTTAAAATAGCCAGACTAATCCAGGGATAGACAATATCTTTGCGACTCAATCCTGTAATCACTTTAGAATCGCCAGACATAGAACCCAGCAAGGTTTCAAGGGTCGTGTCCGCATCTAATAGGGCTTTAATCCCCTTGAGAATCCTATCGTGCCTGATCATCTGAAACTCCCAATTTTAAGACCGTCCTGAAAATCCCTTTTGGCTTTTGCCTTGTAGTGCGAAATCCCTTGCTTCAAAACCGGAAAACCCTTGTCCTCGACAAAACGAGCATATTTGACAAAAAGACCCATGCCCGGTCGAACCTTGATTCTTGCACCTCTCTGGTATCGATAAGGTCTTTTCCTCCTGCCACTTTCCTTTCTCAAATTGGGATCGTAAGCAAACTTGGCTTTTGCCCATCCTCCGGCGAAAACAGTCGCAATCAAGTTGTTGCCCTGTTTTTCGGGCGGAATCCAGCTAATAGAATCCTCCAATGCTCCAGTCCGATTCTTCCAGACATGATTCCTTTTGCAATAGGTCGCTATCTTCTGGACTAAATCCTGCAATGCCATTTTAGCCTTTGGTTGGATTGCTTCATTGAAAACATCCAGCGGTGTCCGCTTTTTCTCCCTTACGAATTTGACCAGCCTCATAGGTCGTCTAAACTCCCCTCGCCGAAATCCGTATCGTCTGGGTGATTCATTGTATATTGTTTCGTCTTGCCTTCCGTTGAATCCTCTATGGAATCCATTGCGTCTATAACCTTGTCCCCTGCCATGTCCACAATTTCCGCCTTGCCCGAAGCAATAGCATTGAGTAGGTCAGAGGCAATTTTATATAGCGACCCAGCCTTTGAAAGATAATCCGTCACACTTTGGGCATAGCAATTCTGAAGGATGAAAGCAGAGGCAAAATCCGCCGTCATTTCCCGTAAGGATAAAGGGACATTTGTTTCGCTTGTCCACTCCGCCACCTTGCTCGACCCGTATTTCGCCACCAGAACAGGCTTCATCTTGTTGACCGCCTGCTCGATGCTTTCCTTCACATCATTGGAATTGTGGTTTTTGGCGGTCTGAATAGACTTCAGCCGTTTTTCGACATCCTCATCTTTGCACCATTTAATTTCAGCCATCTTAACTCACTTCTGGGAGGTAAGGGGGAAGGTTGACGTCCAGAGGGGGTATATGAACTGGACAGTTTCTCTTCCCCCAAATCCCATAAAAAGTTACTGGGTGAAAAGTTGTCTTATCGCTATATAACAAGAATCGTTCCCCGCCAGACCAACCGCCACGAATTTCACGTATGGGGTAGTTGTAAATGACCACTTCTTGTAAAAACCGGTTGTAGCCATCAAGGTGTAGGTCGTGCAGAGATACAAGCTGTCCGTAGCCCTAAGACTTGCCCAATATACAGCATCATAGGATACCAAGGGAAATATCACTACCCTTATCGAATCGGCAGTAGCCCCTTTGCCCGTAGCATTCGCAAAGGTGGCAAAATAGTGCATTTTCCAAGTTGTATAGATTTCCGAGGTATCAGTCGCAGTAGTTACAATAGTCCATAGGTTTGCGGCATCGGTTGCGTCATAAGTGCTGTCATCAATCGAGTATCCATGGACGTTGACTTGTTCTTGTTGGGCGAAAGAATTGGTGCAAAATAATAATGAACCTATGCACACCAAAATTAGAATCAGTTTTCTCATCTCTTTATTTCCTCCTATCCTAATACATCGATTAAAAGGTATCCGCAATCCTTGGCTATGATCTTCTCATCAATGCCTTGCTCCTCGATCTCGATAGCATCGGCATTTTTGTCGTTATCATGCCACTTCCGGGCAATCCGACCCTTCCACTCCGGGGAAACCCCAAAACAGATAGTCTTCAGTCCAGGATTAGGATCAACGTAGCCAATCCACACAAAGTCCGACCAAACACCAGCTAAAACTGAGGTCTGCGGGTCCTGAGCAGTATCGTATCCTGCACCAGCTTCAATAACCTTCAATCCCTTTATTGTCGGGGGCAGTCCGCCATAGGTCAAAAGATCGTCCCGTGTGTATTTGGTTATGGCTGATATCGCCGGATGATCAGCAAGAGCCAAAGCTACTGCATACGGAATCAAAATCACATTCGGCTCTATCATAGTAGCGGCGTAGATTGCCGCCTTTGCGTTCTTGATGTCTATCAGGGGTTTTGAATCAACCGAATCATAATCAGTCCATCGCTTACCGGAAGCAAGTGTGCTATACATCCCAGAAGTATAATTGGTATAGGTGGTGAGAAGCGTCTTAACCCGCATTTCCCTATCCAAGAAAAGCAGGCTGTTGATGATCTCGGTTGTATCTACGTCCGGTCTGATCGGCACATCGGCATTATCCCTGTCATCCTGAGAAACATAGTCTTTCAGGGCATACTTTTCGCAAAGGTAAGAATCGTCTGTCGCAAATCCCCAATCGACTACAGATGATGGTGCTTTGTCTCTCCGGTAGGTGCTTACGGATTTGAAAAGGGTTTTGTCGTAAACCTTGATCTTGTCGCTCCTCTTCGCAACCTTGACTCTCGGAAGAACTAAATCCGCCACAAAGCCCGTATTCTTATACATTACCGAAATGTTGGACAATGCAGCGTCTATGTGTAAGTCTTTGTCTATCGGCATTTTATTATTCTCCTATTCTTATGTGGCGGCTATGTATTTCTGCGGGCATACGAACGCCGAAACTATATCGTTCTGTGCGCCTGCCGCCTCTAAAGCGATTGCAATTCCGTGGTGAGCTGCCGTAGCGGTGTCCACCAATCCGGTAGAAGCCGCCGAACCAAGCAAATCACCTTTAGAAAAATCTCCATTTGCCTTGACCGGAGAAATCCCAAGTATCATCACTCGAACCTGATCTCCAGCCGTAGCAGCCGGAGTCTGCAAAATACCGATAGCTGCCTCTGCGCTGCCGGCGATATTGACCTGTCCATCGTATGTCCCCAGCTTAACCGCAATGTAATTTGTAGCCATTGCCGCCTCGGCAGTGAAAGTCATTTCGAGTATTGGCAAACATATTGCTTTTGTAAATGTTGGCATTACTTGTCCCTCCTGCTAACCTCAATCAAGGCCTCTTTGAAGGTTAGCTTTTTGTCCTTGTTAGATTCCATAAATTGAACTGCCTTCTCAGCCAGTTCATCGTTTTTGATGGGCAGATGAGCGTTGGTATCCGCCACCACAAAGAATTTGCTTTCCACTTGTAAGTTCCCATCCTTATCTTTTGCCAATTCCTTAAACTCCACCACCTTGGGCAGAGATTCGAGGAATAACCTAAACCAAGCATAGGGAGAAATCTCTTTTGAACTATCCGCCTCACTGAATTTGGAAACGTTCTGCGAATCGAGGCTCTCCATAAATTTCAGCATTCCCATATCAAGCCAAGCCGGAATAATCTGCCCTTTGCTTTTGAGATTTTCGCAAAATGCCTTAATCTCCACACGCTGGGTATTCAATTCCCGCTCGGACATTTTCTTGGTCGTTAGGTCTGCATCTTCTTTGAGTTTTTTGTTTTCATCCGTCAAGACATTAACTTTCTCCGTAAATTCTTTGGTCTTAGCCTCGACAGTCGAATCAATTAGTTTTTGAATTTCCTCTTGTGTCATCTCTTGACCTCCATTAGTTTCAATAAACTCCTCAATTGTTGTTTGGGCTTCTTTCATTTCGCTTTGCTTGGTCTGTGACTCGACCTTGTATTTCTTGGCAAAGGAAAGAAGCCTCTTGGTTATAGTTGTTTTGTCCTCCATTGAATATTTAGATTGGTTTTCGGATTTGCCCCAATAACGCAAGGCAGCAACGGTCTGGTCGTAATTCGGGCAAGGATAAGCATAATTGACCGGGTCCGCCCACTGTTCATCGGGGACGTTTGCCCATTCGGAAGGCTTGGTCACATTACCATCCTCCCGAATGGTGATACCATATTTAGTTGATCTTATTTTCTGGACTTTTTTATCTTCTTCCGTTGCAGCGAATTCAGAATTGACATCATCCTCAAAAGTGATGCACCGATAAAGTCCATGCACGTCTGAAAATGTCTTCAGTCCCTTAACTTGAGGAATGCCCGCCCCCAAAAGGCTCACATGCTTTAAAACTTTTTTGGCTGTATTGTCAAAATTCTCCCAGAGCATTATTGAAATCTTTTTATATTCCCCCTCTTTGATTTTTTCTTTGATGTCTTTGGTTAGATTTTTAAGCTTTGCCCAGAGAGAATCCCCTTCACGCCAAATCCTTTCGATCCATCCGTAGGCGGGACCCGTCTCTGCATGGTCTATAACTAAGGGCGGCTCGTGAACTTCAGGATTGAAATTAGCAACAATCTCATCTAAGTCTTTGGTAGTATATTTCCCCTGCGGATAATCGCCTACCCTGAAAATCTCGATAGGTTGGTTAAAATCCATTCCCCCCTCGCCGAATTTCTTATGCCATTCGCCCTTCGCATCCTGCTCGTAGCCAGCTTTTTTAACCGCCGACCAAGCGGTAGCATTGGCTTTTCCCTCGTCGCCCTTGTATTCCTCAATGGCATTATTGAAAGCAGCAATCCAGATCGCTTGGGCATGGTCGGGCAAGCCCTTGATTCTATCTGGCAAATTTGACTTTTCGTATGGCACTTTTAAAACCTCGTTTTAAGTTTAAAAACAAAAAAGCCGACCACTTGCATCTCTGCAATTTTGGTCGGCTTCGGTTTGTTCCGAGTGTCCGAGTTGTATTTAAATTATTCTAATTGTTACATTTTTTGCCCTCATTAAATGCAAGTAGATAGATTCAAACTATCCTTTCTCGGACATACCCGAGAATCCTTTCATACTGAATGATACTTGCATTTAGATTTCCTTAACTTTTAACTTCTATCTCCAAAGTTATATTGTCCTTATCTTTTTTCACATCTTTTATTTCAGCCCAATTCTTTCCCGTTTTAAAATCTATCAGGGAAATCTCTTTATTTCTAACCCACATTCGGAAGAGAAAGAATCTAAGATTCCACAGTAAGTTTAAAAATACCCTTTTCATCATCCTTTCATTTCTTCCTTTTCAAGTTCTTTTTCATCCCAATAAAGATAATCAACCAATCCTTCGGGGTTATCCCACTCTAAGGCTATTTGCTCACCAAAATAAGGTTCACCATTACGGGTAATATTTCCATTTTCATCTTCATCAAAATTGCGACAAAAGTATGTTACCGCCACTTCACGAATTCCAATAGGGGCACATATTTGAGTGGCAAATATTGGTTCGGTTATTACCTTTCTTCCAATAGTTACAAATCCCCATTTTTGCCTGAGATATTTAAGTTTCCTTAAGGTATCTTTGTCTAATCTCATTTCAATCTTTCGTTTCTTCTTTAAGTTGTTTCAACTCTCTCAGAGTCTTAGAACTCAAAGAAAAATATTTTTCAACGTCAAAAAGTGTATATGGATGGTAATGTAATAGGTGCTGAAAAAGGTCTCTGCTAATCAATATATTCATTCCCAATTTAATTTTGCTCCTTTCCGCATCCAATGTAAACTTCCACCCGCAAACCTTACATATAGCAAACAATCTGAATGTATAATCCCTTTTTTCTTTTTTGTTTTTGTCCTTCATTTCAACACCACCCATTTATTCCGAAGATATTGGATGTCCTCAGCCGTAAGTAAAACGTCCAAGTTTTCCGTAATCAAAACAAATCTTACTCTAACCTCCAAAAATCGTTCTTTCGGAATACTGTCATCCATAATTTTATTCAGAGCATCCAATAAACAATTAAATACATCTTCGACAATTTGACCTTGATCGTTTATATGTTTCAATATTACTTTTGTTGGTTCATTCATTTCAACCCCACACTTATCTCTTGCCTTCAAGTTCTTTTTCGATAGGGATTCCAATTAGTTTTCGCAAAAGTGTAACTCTTAATAAGCCTGTTGTCCCCTTGTCATCACAATCGGGATCGACAAGAGCCGAAGAACTTAAACTAAAAGATTTAGGTTCAGATTGAAAAAGCTTTTTTGCTTCACCGCTTACGTTCTTCAATTTTATCCATAGTGAATTTTTTTCTTTCCAAATTTTTCCTACTTCTCCAACTAAACTATAATCAAATGAATAAAAAACAGGGATAGATAATCTCTTCCGTTTGAAATTAGAAACGATTTCCTTAAACATATTTTCTGTAAGTGGTCTTTCGGGAAAATCTCCCAATGTTAAAAGCCTGATTGGTTTCTTCAAGTCATTAAAACTTCTGATTGCTTCGCCCCTTCTTCCTTTTCGGCATTTTATTATTTTGTCCTCTGCTTTTTCTTTCATTTTGTTCACCCTACTTTTATGGTTTTTTCTTCCCATATCACCGGTTCGCTCCCAACATTCATATTCGTCACCCCGCCTTTGAAAAAGTTTATGGTAACCTTGCCCGTAAACTTTTCAGCTCTCAGGGTTCTAATATAATCTTCCAGCTTCTCTTTGTCAACTATTTTGTGCAAAGAATCTTTCCATAATTTCGTCAAGTCTCTTAAGATGTTCCTCACATAAATCACCTCGAAATAAACGCCAATATGTAGGCTCCATAATTTCATCGATATTTAATTCAATAACTTTCTGCTCAACTCTTCTTTTCGCTTCTTGGTTACAATTTTTAATGTCGCAAATTCTCATCCCCTTCTCCTTTCATCTACTCTCATATCATTCCTCCACCGTAAAGACCCATTGATCGTTACAATTAGGGTGCGGTAAGCCTAAATCCTCTGCTTCTTTTAATCGATACGGATTCTTTGCCGCCCAATCTTGGCAAAGATCGCAAGATGCTGGATCAACAAAGAACCAAGCCTTGACATCCAAACCCGAATCCTTCATCATCTGAATTGCCCCGTAATTAGCCGCAGAGTTAACCTCAGTCCGGGCAATAGTCTGTGCCTTCCAGTCCGCCAAGTCCGAAAACTTAGCCTTGAGTTCATCCCTGATATTCTCTACTGTCAATTTCTGGTCATATAAATCCTTTGCCTTACCATGCAGAAGGTCGCTCAAGGTTTGTCCTATCTCCTCAAACTTGCCTTTCTCATAAATCCGATATTTCAGATAATCATCCATCCATCCCTGAAAAACCTTTGGATTGATTCTCAAATCAAATTGCCTTGCCAAATTTTCCACGCCCAATTTCATCGAGGCTTCGGTGACGGAATAAAATTCATTCTTCATGCCATCGTCAAAAAAGTTCCGCACCAATTCATCGATAGTATTTTTGAGTGGAGCATTTTCTTCAAGCAATGATAAATACTTTGGCTCGAGGCTTCGATAAATAGATTCAAGTTTAGCCCTTAATCTATCCTGCAACTGCAAAGTGTTGCCGATATGAAAATATCGCCTTTTCCCCTTGCTTGCGAAAGTCTTTATCTCACTCATTCCAAGGGGCAAAGAAACAGGCAAACCGGTTTCCAAGAGTTCTTCTCCCTCTTTCGGCTCAGGGATGTTATAGCGACCGTAGAAATATTTCTTTGCAATCGGCACACCAAGGCCATTACTTTGAGTTGGGGCAAATAAAATCTTGTCCCTGCTGGCTAAGGTAACTAAATCTTCCGGCGCTTCTGCACTGGTAACATAAGTCGGATAGCCATCCACGTTCGCAAAGTTATAATCCACAATCCAATGACCTAATTGGTTTATCGAAACATCTAAAGAACCAGTATCATCTTCCAAAACGTCTTGCCTTACATCTGCGTGCACGTTCCCTAAAGCCATAGAACCCGACCTTCGCCCCTCTGAAGTAGTAAGCGTTTGACACAGCACCGCCTTTGAAATCTGGTCATCGCAATAGTCCATAAAACTCTGATACCCACCTTCACCTCTACGAACTGCTTCCAATAATTTAATGACTACTCCCTCTGGATGCCTTACCCCTGTTTCACTTTGAAAGTTATCAATAAAATTGTCGATCTTCTCTTTCTCTTGGTCGGACAAACCAGAGGACGGATAGGTTACATCCAAATGTGGGGCAGCGAACTTCTCCGAAAAGATCGCCCACCACTTAACACAATTCTTCTTGAACCACCAATACCAATAGCACTCTTTCAAAATGGCAGTCCCATAGGGATTCTCAGCATAGGGCTGATTGCAGAAAACAAGGAATTTTCTATCGGGCATAACCTCACCGGAGAAGGGATTCTTATCAGTTAATAATCTTAATTCTCCATCTAACCCAAACACAAATCTGCTCTGCTTCCGGGAATGAATAGCTTTAACATATACTCTATTTTCATCCATACCCCATATAATTTCCGAAACAGCAAAACCTTTTGCTATTCCATCTAATAATTCAAATTTATCGTCTTTGAATTTCGGAATTCCCTTCAAGCTTTCCTTAACCGTCCAAGCAATTATCTGATCCCTGCGTTTTGCCTCCTCGCCCTTGCCAGAAACGTAGGGCAAGACATCCCAAGGCAAACCTGTAATTGCTTTTTTCCTTATCTGCAGAACTGAAAACAGATGCGGATCTTTCTCCTCCATCTCTTGATAGAAAGCGTAGCTTTTGCCTTGTGCTTTTTTCAAAAGAATATAGTCTTGGTTTTGAATGATGTCATTGATAAACCCGTCCCACATCCAATCCCTGCCAACCCGGACAATCTCCGTAGTCTCAGGTTTGCCCACATTCTTTTCATAGTTAGCATTGCGGAATAGCTTGACAAAAGTATCTTTTATAAAACTCATTTAAAAATCCCTCATCGCTCTAACCGATTCCCTTTTCTGCCCCACGTTTTGCAAGTAAAAAGGCTCTGGCTTTGGCATCCCCCAACAGCATAAAGCCAACCCCATTACACAATCAGTAAACTTGCCTTCGGGTGCAAAGTATTTTCTACTCAAGCCCCTATCCTCTACCTCAAGGTCTTTCAGTTCATTTATGACGACCTCGATATCGGGAATCCTTATCTCCCCATTTTCTATTACCAAAATGAGATTATCAATCAGTTGTTCCTTTGACTTTTCGGTAAATACGAATCCAAGTTTTTTATCATCCCCATAGAGCCTCAATCCCAAATCTTCCAAGCCCTCGACCACCGGATCGCCCACACCCGTGCTGTCGGGAATCACAAGCGCATTGTTATACTTTATGGCAACATCCTTGATCCGCTTTTCTGTGGTATCAATCCTCAAATCCTTTGAGGACCAGCGCAGATTCTTAAACCTGTCGAAATAAACCACTGGACTTGGCTTCACATCCAACTTAATAACAAAGATTGTGGTATAAGAGCTATATTTCCCCAAATCCGTGCCTAAGACATAATTCATCCCAGTTTGTGGATCCTCAAATTCGCCTCCGATACAGGCATCAATTAAGTCACTCTTAAATGCCTTTCCCTCAGTTTCAGTCTCCCAATCGTTCATCACATAGCGGGCATAAATCTCCGGACGTAGTTTCTTCAATTTCTCTAAGCTGGCAAGATAATCTTCCGGCAGGACATCAGCATTATCAAAAGTCGTAGCCTCGATTAAATCAAATCCCTCCTCCGGTTTATCCTTCCAAAACTTTTTGATCCAGTTGCTTGCTTTCACATTCCCACTAATAAAACCCGAATGAACAGGCAAACCTAAACTTGAAAAAGACGGAGAAGGAATCAAATCTCTTCTTAGTCTGCCCCAAAGCAAGAAGAATTCCTTGTCGCTTGCCAATTCTTCAGCTTGCTCGATAAAGAACCAGCCAAGATTTATGTTTTGAAGGTTGTTAAGCTCCTCAACGTGCCGGAACATAATCTGAGAACCATTGGGAAAGTTGACGTTCCTTTGGCTGTCGCATTTCATCCCGGTATACCGCTCAAAGTCCTTCAAGGTCGAATCCCTAAGGTCCGTATATTCCTTTCGGAAAATGATTCCCAGATTTTGAGGTATGCCCTCGGAGTAAAGCATCCCCCTCAAGATTCCGCACAGACTTTTGCCTGTTCCCCAAGCCGCAACAAAAGCCGGATGCCGGCTTGGGCTAAAGACGAAAGCGTCCTGAAAGGACTTCAGTTGAATCTTTAACCTTGCCCTCGTCTCCGTTTGAGCGGATGATGAGGATTTGGTTGTTTCCACTTGGTCGATCATTTTCCTCGATTGTTATGCCTGCCCCCTTTAAAATATCGTTGGCTGCCTTACGGGCAACTTCATCATCAAGAGATTTTGTAACTAACAAAAGTAATTTCTTGGCTGCCTCTCCTGCCCATCTCCGCATAAGTTTTTTGGCTTTTTCTTTGTATTCATCAGCCAAAGTTTGCATTAGCTTTTGAAATTCTGGATTCTTGAGCCAATAATGGAAAGCCCTTTCAGTAATTCCGACCTGCTGGGCTATTTCGGCTTGGGTTAATTTCCCCTCGATTTCTAACTTAGCCGCTTCTATATGTTTTTGTGTTATTTGCATTTAAGGGCAAATTTAGGAAATAAATTTTTCATATCTTTCCCTAATCACATCACAGTAAACTGGGTCAATCTCCATCATATAGCAGATGCGGTTAGTTTGCTCGCAGGCGATCAAAGTTGAACCAGAACCACCAAAGAGGTCCCATATTATTTCATTTTGCATAGAACTATTTTTTAGTAAATAACTTATCATTTCCACTGGCTTTTCAGTAGGGTACTCTGTTTGACCAATTCGTCTTTTGAATTCTAAGACGGAAACCTGCGAACGATTATTAAACCATCTATGTTTTCCTTCTTTCCAACCATATAAAATGAATTCGTGCTTCGGCTGATAATCCCATCTGGTTATCGTAAAATTATCTTTAACCCATAACAAGAATTCGCTAAATTTAAAACCATTATTTCGTATAGCCATATAAAAGTTACTCGAACTTTCATTCCCTGCCATTAAATAAAATACCCCTCCTGCTTTTAAATAATCATTCATAAGTTTTAGAAAAGAGTTTACGAATTCCCCAAAATCTTTTTCATCCATGCAATCATTTTCAATTTTTCCAAATCTTGCTTTTCTTTGACCAGATTGCACCATTCCCGAATTATGAAAATCGTAATTCACATTGTAGGGCGGATCAGTAAACACCATATCTGCCTTTTTCCCATCCATCAATTGTTCTACATCTTCTCTATTTGTAGCATCTCCGCACATCAATCTATGCCTGCCCAATTCATAGATTTCTCCCCTTTTGCTTTTAGGATTTTTATTCCTTTCGAGGCTTTGGTCTAAATCAAAATCATCTTCTTTCTGCTCGCCGAATTCAGAGAAAACCTTATCGACTTCAAAATTTTCAAATCCCGCCAACTGAAAATCTGGCGTTTTTATATCTAATTCCAAAAAGACCTCGTAGAGTTTTTTCTCATCCCATTCGCCGTGAATCCGATTTAAAGCCAGATTTAGAAGTTTTTCTTTTCGCTTGTTCACATCGACATAAAAAACGGGAATTTTCTCAATCCCTATCTGTTGGCAAGCCCTGATCCTCTGGTGTCCGCCTATAACCGTCTTATCTTTGTTCACCACCGCCGGCTCAACAAAGCCAAATTCTTGAATTGAAGCTATGAGGTTGCCCAAATCGTGGATGGAGATTTTTCTGGGATTGTATATTGCCAGTTTAAGATCAGATATTTTTTCTTCTACGATTTGCATAAACAATTCCGCAGAGGGGGAAGACCCTCTGCGGTGAAAGGAGTTAAACCTAAAACCTTAAAACCTCAGGAGCAAGAAAATTTCGGGGCTTCCCCGCTCCAAGAGACTAAAACGTATTATTTTATTCCTTTGTCAAGAAAAATCTTCAACTTTGAAGAAAGTAAAGCTGCTAATAGCTAAAATCTTTAAATAGGGTCTTTTTTCTCATAATTTTCGAATGTATGGAAAGTGAAACGTTTACCTTTTTCATTCAGGCAATTTGGATTCAGGCATTTATGAAGCCTTCGGATTTCGGTTTTGTCTTTAAGATGGTAAGTATTTTCTATGTGAGTTTGTCCCCCGCATTTTGGGCATTTCATTTAAACCTGCCTTTTCATCCAGTGATAATCTATTAGCTTTTCTATTGCCTCCTCAAACTTTCCGCCTACGGGTAAATTTTGAAGAAGAATTGGCTGTTTGAGTATGGGTTTAACAACCAAGACTTTTTTATTCTTTTTATGTTTTTCATTCCTTTCCGTTCTTCGTTTCTGTCTTTGGGCCTCCAAATATTCTTGCTTGTGGACAGAATAATATTGTCGCTGATAAGCTCTTCCATGCTCCTTACCGCAAGCAACACAGCGTTTACCCATTGAAATCTTTGCCCTGCAGTCGATACATCTTTTTTTTGGCTTTTTTAGCAAGTGCATCCTCGTTTGCTTGTAGTTCTTTTTCGACTGTTGTTCTTATACACGTATCCCAGCCATCTATCGTTCTAAGACCCTTGCTGAGCAGGATCTGAATCGCAATTAACCGGTCAATGATTTTTGAATTGTCTTTTGTGTTGGACATGTTGAGGTTTTGGATTCCATCAACCATTTTTTTAAAAGTGCAATTCTCATCTTCAAGAATTTCTTTGGCATTTTGCGAAAGTTCAATCTTAATTTGGTTTTCTTTTTTGTTCGCCATGATGTAGCCGATTAGGCATAAAAGCATCGCAATCACAAACAAAAGAACGGTGTTAATTATTTCCACGAATCCTCCTTGTTTAAAGTTTTGATTATTGCTGGTCTCGACCATTCTCGGCATAGTAAATTCCATTCCCGCTCTTTATATAAAAACCCATTTTGACCTGCATACCGCTGAGCAAAAGGTAAAGTGCCTAATTCCCAAGCCATTCTTAGTCTGGATTCAGCTTTCTCCAGGGCATCCCCATTGTAACCGATCAATACATAGCATCTGATTTGATCTCTTCTAAAATATCTTTTAAGTTTTTCCACTGCTTTCGTTAAGGATTTAAATAAATCTGGGTAGTCAAAAGAAAGCCATAGCTGATAAATCTTTAAACCTCGTAACTCATCCACAATTTTATCTGTGATTCTTGAACTTTCTAAACCACCCGAAAAGTTTATCTTCGTTTGATGTTTAAGTATATTAAAGACTTTTTCGATATGCGATTCAGAACAAGCCAATAGATTATTATCCTGAACTATATTCCCCGAAACTATGTTTTTTAATTCCCTAAGTTTCCCTTCTCTCTTGGGCACAAAACACCATTCGCAAGTATTTGGACAACCTCTCGAGGTAATTATTACACCTTCCTTTAAAAATCTTCCGGCAATAAAATCTCCGCCCGGATCATCAAAAGCACATCCACCAAGTTTCACATTCTTGCAAACCATCTCCCAATTATTTTTCAATTCCATTGCTCTTTTTATCGCCCAAGTAAAAGTAACACTCACCAAAATCTCATCATACTTCGGAGTGAAAAGATCGGGATTCCCGAAATAACAATCTTCATCCGTTGGACACATTTTTGTTTTAGTAGCGAATACTCTTGCAATCTTCACTTCTTCTTCACCTCGCACACATTCAGCCCCAAAGAATCCGTCCAGACGATATAGTGTTTATTGCAACCCAATCTGAGACTGTCCAGTTTCGCTTGGTTGAAGGCGAGTTGTTCTTTGAGCCGATAGTTTTCTCCAATTAAAATATTTGCATAAACACAAATTAAAACTATCCCGATTATCACAATGGTTAAAAATAACCAACCAAATCTTTCACTCATTTTTTGCCTCCGTAAAGTTTTTCCAAAATTCTAAAAATTCATCGAAACTATGTGCAATGCAGTAATCTAATCCTGGCTTTTCCCATTGGTATTTAAACTCAATTTGATTCTCAGATAGTTTCCCCTTCTCTGTCTTAACCTCAATAGCAAAGACTTTCCCCGCATAAATATCTTTATCATAAACTCCCATAATATCCGGCAGTCCCGGATAACATCCAAGACCCTGTAAATTGTGCCAATAAAAAACACCCAATTGCTTCAGGTAACTCTTAATTTGCCTTTTTATATCTGTTTCTTTAAGTTGTATTCGACCGTCTTTAACCAATTTTATTCTCATATTAATGATTCACTTATCTTTCGCCTACGTGTTATTTCACCCTCCGATAAAACTATCACAACTTTATTATTTTTAACCCTCAACTTTTGTGTCATCTTTTTCACCATCTATCGTTTATGGTTTTCAGCCAGCACAGTATGCAACCAAGCAAGCAAAACACTTTGAAGACCCCAACCAAAATAAAACCCTGGGGATTTCCCACCATACCTGAGTAACCCAAAGTCTGCATCTTGTAGTGAAGAAAAGCGTAAGCCAAAGTAAAAATAAAAGCTAAGATTGGAACCCATTTTTTCTTCATCTTATTTTTGATCTCTACCAAGTTCATTCTTTTCCCTCCAAAAGTTTTCTTATCTCCTCGACAATCGAAGCACCTTTGGCTTCGATATTTTGCTCCATCACAGAGGTTTCCTTAATGCTCGGTGGATGTAATCCACACCAGTAGTTACAATCGGGGTTGACACATCGCAAACATAGAATATGCACTGGGTCTTGTTCTAATCTTGAACCACATTCCGGACATTTTACCTCAACCTTAATTTTGTTTTTCATCTCTCTCCTTTCTTCATCAGAGGGGCGAGCCTCCTCCACCCGCCCCTGATTGTTGACCGCAAAAATCACTTACGTTGACCTGAAAGATTCTAAAATGAGCTAAGGGAGTTTGTTATTATAACATCACCACCTTTCAAGTAAACCGCACATTACAACGGTTCGGGTTTAATCTTTTTGGTTTTCGGTTTTTTGCCCTTTTTCTTTTTTCGTTCCATAGAATCACCTCCTTTCCCATAGGGATAAAGCGAACATTTTATAAAATCACATTCACAGAGAGGATTCCGTCTACACTCTTGTCTACAATAAGCCTGAATTGCTTTTAATAACACTTCCTCATTTGTCATAATCTCTCCTTTCTTTCCCCTTCTGTATGAATCATAGTTTTTAAGTGTTGTTCTCTTGCATCAACAATTTGTTTTAAATTCGTCAGCACATTTTTAATCATCTGAAATTCAGTCGTTACTTCTTGCTCCAAAAACCTTTTAACTAATTTTGCGTTTTCTTCTAAATCTATAAAAACCTCCTTTCAAAATTTAAGGCATAAATAATTTTAAGTTAATCTCAAACCAGTAATGTCCACCCCTTTTACTTTTTTGCCAGCACATCATCCAGAATGTATTCTCGCCTAAAGCCTCAATTATGCTCTCGTTTCCCGACGATCCCCCAGTAGAGAGATATAATCGTAAAATGTTTTTGCCGGTCCAAACAAATCGGTTAGGATAAGACCATAAGCCTTTTAGATAATCCAAGAAGTGATGGACATCTCCATCTTTGTGGAAATCCCAAAGTTTAATTCTATTTAATTCTGCTTCTGTCGGATAACCATCTTGATCTGGCATTTCTTTCCTTTCAAAATTTAAGACATATACAAAGGGTTATGAGATTCAACTCTTGCTTATTGGCATCCCCTACAGGTGTTGCCAAGTCCAGACCAGAAGGAGGTTAATCATTTTCTCAAATTCCTATAAGATTCCACTTTTACAGTTTTCAATTTATTCGCTGACCAATAGTCGGATCTCTTCTTCAAAAAAACCAATAGAGTCCTTCTCATTTTGACTGCCTTATGTAGATTAGTTGATCCAATAAATTTACTATCTTCAAAATCACAAACAGTCCATATCAGATCACCAATCCCCAAACAAACATTGAGATAAAAAGGGTAAAGCAATTCTTCTGGAAACTCTTTCATAAAAACCTCCTTTCTCATTTCTCAAATTTAAAAGTTTGCATTTCGATCTTCACTATCTCCGTAGGGATTATTTTCAAGATGTCCCTATTCTCGGACAATCTTTCATAATACTCACAAATACAGTAATGAACGCACTTATAACAGCTTCTCATTTTCCTATTTTCACCTCCTTTCATGGCACATACGCCGGTAATTTTTTTACCATATCGATCAGCCGAGCAAGAGGATCATCAAGATCATCTCGCATCTGAGCAATCAACTCAACCAGTTTATCCGGTGGCGTAGGTTGATAATCATCTCCCCGAACTATCTTGACAATCACCCCCCAGTTAAACCTTCCCTTTGGGAATTTTTGGCAAAAAGCAGTTCTCACTTTTTCGATTTCTTTTTGCTCAACGGAATCCTGTTTGTTGACATGGGTCCCTACTTTCTTTTCAAGCTCAG